CCTTTCTATGCTAGTTCATCTATATCATATGATGCAACAGGAAAAGAACAACGAGAAGATGATACTAAAGAATACAAGATAGTTAATTATGAACAATTAGTTCCACATTTAATTGAATCTATAAAAGAATTGAAATTAGAAATAGATGATCTTAAAAATAAATTGGAGAATAAATAATGCCATCTAAAACAGTATTAAGAAGTAAGTGGCCAAATTATGCATCAGGCGATTCAGATGGAGCAGCTGCATTTGATGGACCCAATTCTTTATATAAACCTCAATCTGCTGTTAATGGAGGTTCACATGATGTAGAAGGATGGTTTCCAGTAGAGAATGCAGCTAATAATACAGAAAC